TTGCACCTGTTGCACCAAATAGATTCATCATATTTCTACCCAATATAAAGAAATATCTAAGTAGTACACCACCACCAAGTACTTTGAACGCAGGTATGGAACTTTTAAATATACTTGCCATTTTATCAATGGCATCATTTTTAAAACTAACCTTACCAGATTGTGTCAACTTTTGTAATGTGGAAACCTCAACACCAATTGCATCTGCAAGTGCCTTTCTTTGAATTATATTCATTCGTTGTATTGATTCTTCACTTCCAACTTGTCTTATAATTTCTTTCATTAAAGATGCATGGTCACCTGTAATCGCAAGTCTACGAGCTTCATTAAGATTTAATTGTCTACCGATTAATAATGAGGCTTCTAATTCACTCTCAATACTACTTTCAAAGTTCAATAATGATGATGCAATCTTTGAAGTATCACTTAAACTCATTCCAAGTTTTCTTGCCTGTATCGCTGCTTTTGCAAGGTTTGCTCCACCATCTTTTGCAAATTCTGCAAATGTTTCAGTATTTTGAGCTAAATCTTTTACTACATCACCTGGTCGTAATCCATTTGCCTCTGCCATCTGACCAGTTACTGTTTGGAAATTCATAGCAGTTTCAAATGTAGAACCTGTCATATCCATAAATGTTTTGGATAGTTTTATTGCATCTGCCTCTGAAATTCCTAATAATCTTTTTTGTTTACCTAATGCAATTAAATTTTCTGTTGTGGCCAAATTCACATCACCAAATGCATCACCAAATGCTTGAACATTTTCTTTAATATTTACACCCAATAATTTTAATTGTGCCAATGCTTTAGGGTCTGCAAATTCACTTGTTATTTTTACCGATTGTGCTGCAGATGTACCTAATGTATCTTGTAATTCTAAACCAAAAGTTACAGCCTTTTTCAATGCCATAACCACACCCAATAATGCTGCTGCTCCTAATAGTAATGGATTTTTTAGTAAGGCCAATGAAAATAATCTGGCCTGTGCAACTAAACCTGACATCGCACCAGTACTTAATCCAATAGTAGATAATAATTTTTCTTGAATCTGTTGATTTGCCTGTGCTGCAGAAATCTCCTTTTCTTTTGATTTAAACATACCATGAGTTTCTGCTGCCTGTTTCTTTAATTCTTTAACTTTCTTTCTTGCCTCATCAGTATCTATAACTGAAAGTTTTCGTATTTGGTCTGCTGTTTTTTTGGCTTGTTTTTTATATCCTGCAATATCAAATGCTAAGACTGCTTCTTTATCTGTTAATGAGAGTAATTCTTCTTGTGTATCAGTAAGACCTTGTGAAATCTTTAGTTCTTTGGATTTAACTTGTAAAATTATTTTTGCATCTTTGATATCTTCTTTTCTTTTATCCAACGCGGCACCAGACAATTTATCTATGTCTTTCAACAAATCTTTTATTTTTTGAGTTTGTGCTTCTCTCTCTTCAGTAAGTTTGATGATTTTTTCAGCATTCTCAATTGCTCTATCTGTAGCCATTTTTATTCCAGTTTAGATTATAACCCAAATTCTTTTTCATATTGTTTTATGTATTTATCTGGGTCCTTTTTGAAATCTTTTAAAAAGGCGGCAGTGTTTCTTTCACCTTTTTGGATAAGTTTTTGAATTTTCTTATCAGTTATTTTTCTTATGTCTTTTTTCAATCGAGAGAAGAAACCCTCGTTGACAGCTTTACTTAAAGTTTGGTTTTCTTTGAGTTTGTACATTACGAATCCTTATTAGATATTAATAATCATATATAAATATCAATTAAGGATTATTTTCGCTTGCTTTGAGCTTTTTTCATTTCATCATTTTCTTCTTTACGAATCTGTATGAGTTTATTTTCATAATATCTTCGTAAGTAAACGGGCATATTGTAGAGTTCAGTAAATGTAAATTTACTGTCGTAATATGTCATATTGAATATAGAATCGTGAAGAGTCTTTTTATAACTTGGACTCAGGCCAAAAAAATCGTACCCCTACAGGTATATCTACCTTATGGGGCTCTCCTATTTGACTTATATATTCAGCCTCAAAAATAACATCAGGTGTTATTTTCTTTAGGTGTTCACGATATGCTCTTGTATCACGAGCTAAGAATTGATTATCAACAAAATCATTAATCTTTGTTCTATCCGTCTCACCATCTACTGAAATGATTTGATGTTTCAAACGAGTTGTCATTTCTCTTGAAATACCAGTAATGTTATCTACTTTCTCATATGCCTTGAGTTCTGTTTCGATTACTCTTTCATCTTTATGAGTGAGTAGTTTAAATTCTAATACTCTTTTTGAAACTGGTAAAGTTATCTCAAACTTATTACCATTTTTGAAAATTTTATCATCAATCTTCTTTGTTTCTAATGTACCCAAATCAAATTTATGTTCAACCTCTAAACCTGTATCTGGGTCTGTAATTAACACTTCGTATTCTGGCCCGTATCCTAAAACACGAGTACCTAACATAAGTGCATTTTTATCACCAAGTAATAAATCATCTAATTTTACTTTAGGGTCTGCGATAACACTTTCTAATAGTTTATCTATTACTAAACCCTTTTCGATTAAATTTTGTGAAGTAAGAATGTCTTCTTCCCTTGCAGTCATATACTTGACTTCTATTGTTCCACTACTTAATGGACTATCTTTAGGATATAATAACCCTTTTGAAGGTAAAGATAATACTTCAGTAGGAAACGCGTACTGATTATCAGCCATATTTATCTCCTATGAATTGAATTTAAAACCATATAATTATAACTATGTTGTAACTTTAGAAAAATCTAATTTATTTTTTATTACTGAATACTTTTTCTGCTCCTGCAATTCCAAAACTACCTAAAGTAGTGAATAGGAAAGAATTGTATACCACATCATTGATAACAAGGTCTTTACCCATAATACCTGTTACTACATCTGCACCTGCAAATATACACATTATTGTAAAAGCTCCGAAACCTATTATTGATTTTTCATTGTAATCATTGTTATCTTTGAATATTTCCCACATTTTCATATGCCCTCCGAATTAGTATGAGAGTATTGCGTAATCATAACGAAGTGTTAATGATATGTCCGCAACATCCGTACCGTTTGCAAAATCTAAATCGTTAAAGTTCGCTGTCTGAATGAATGCACCTTTTAGTACCCATTCTTCAACCTTATCACCAACTGGTCCTAACATATTGAAAGTAATATCTTTCTTGTAGAAATCAGCATATCCATCACGACCTGTTACTGATTCATGATGTAATCTTACCCATTCCATAACTGCCTGTGCACCTGATGGTACGATTGGGTCGTATAATGTTATTTCCAAAGTTTCCCAAGTACCTTTACCTTTAAGGTATCTTTTAACATTGATGTGATTTAATTCAATCTCTTCAAATGTAATGTTAGGTCTATTTGCAGTTTTTATAAAGTATGATGGTATTCCATCGATATACATGATAAACCTATTTTTTGTTTTAGGTTCAAAACTCTGAAAAAATATTTCATCTGTAGTTAATATATCGGCCATTGGTTTTCTCCTATAATTTTGCCTTTAATTTTTCTTCGATAATAAATATCAAATTATTAAAAAAGATGTATTTTGGTGATATCTTTTTCGAAGTTTTTTTGAAGTTTTTTAAAAAAAATAAAAAAAGTACTTGACTCGTATAGGCAAAAGGCCGTATATTTAGGTGTTGATTGAGATGAGTACTTTTAAAAGTGGATAATCAACAATCCGTTGAAGGGCGTTGATAGAGATTAATCACCTCTTGAGTCTAATGGTGTTCTGAGATTGAAAGGATTGATTACCTGAGTAAATCGATGTTGAAGAACGAGAAGAGCTGTGGGGTTCGAATCCCCACCATCGGACAAAAAAAAATAAAAAAATACTTGACATTAGTTTCAGAAAGTGTTATATTATAGTA